GTCGGGTTGAGCTGGATCACGACAGACTGGAGCGCCGGAGGGACCGGCCCGAAACTCGACGGCTGGGCGAACGACCCCGACCAGGCGTTGACCACGGCCGGGTTGAATGCTGCACCCGTAAGCAGCCCGTAGCCCGCCGCGTAGTCCTTGGCCGTGCCCTTGCGGTTCGCGACCCCGGTAGCGGTCCCGGTGCCCGCCGCGTAGCCGTAAGACGCGCTCGACGGGGGCGGGTTGATGATCCCGTACCCGGCCGCGTAATCCTGCGCTGAGCCCGTGGTGTGCTTGGACCCGGACGCCGTGCCGAGCCCGGCAGCGTAGCCCTGGGCGGTCCCCGTGGCCTTCTTAAGCCCCGATGCCTTGCCGTATGCCGCCGCGTAATCCTCAGCCGGGCCGCCGATGATCTCGGTCCAGGTGATGATGACCTGACCGCGAGATGGCGTCCCGCCAGGATGGCTGCCGTTGTCCCCGCCGCCGCCCGGAGCCCCGCCGGGAGCAACCCCGGGAGCACCGGATGAGGTGGGACTGCCGCCTGCGCCGCCGGCCGCTCCGCCGCCGGCTCCTGCAGTGCCCGCCGTGCCGCCGGCCGGGCTGCCGATCCCGCCTGGACCGCCGGAACCGGAAGCCCCCGGCGAGCCCGGTCCCCCGGCTCCGCCCTTGCCGCTTCCCGCCGAGCCGTTCGTCCCGGCCGTTCCCGCCGTGGCGACCGTGTTGCTCCCGGCCGCCCCGGCCGACCCGGCGGTATACGCCGTCGCGTTACCGCCGGGATTCGCCTGCACCGTGACCGAGCCGCCGGTCACGGTGGTGGCCGTTCCCGTGCCGCCCGTGCCGATGGTGACCGTGAGGACGGTCCCGGCAGTTACCCCGCCGAGGGCCGGTTCCGCAGCATAGGCACCGGACCCGGCCGACCCGCCCGAGTGGGAGCCGGTGATCGCGGTGCCGGCGGTGCCGCTCTCACCCCACGCCTGGACTTCGGGAGCACCGCTGATGTTGCTCGGGGCGGTCCACGTGGTGCTGCTGGTCAGCGTGATGCTTGGCACCTAGACCGCTCCCCTCGCCGGGCCGGGGAGAAGGTCGGGGAGGGTCAGGCTACGTTCATCGTCGCGGCGGTCACCTGGTAGGTGCCCGCCCCGCTGAAGGCTTCTGTGGTGATCGCCTGCACGATCCCCGACCCGTCCGCGGACAGGGAGATAGCCGACCCGCCGAAGGTGGCCGAGAGCTGGAACGAATCCGAGCTTGGCGACTTCACGTAGTAGATCGTCCCCGCCGTGAGCCCGGTCGGCAGCGTCGTCCCCGCCGGCGCGAACACGACCACCGTCTGGTTAGCGCTGTAGCTCGTCCCCGGCGCCAGCAGCGTGGACGTGCTCGACGGCGCGCTGAAGCCGTAGGCCGTGGCCCCGCCCAGGGCGCTCATGCCCTCGAACGTCCCGCCACTGCCCGCGGTCCAGTAGCCGACGAACGCCACCGTGGTCGACGCGGGCACGTTGACGGTGTAGGGAGTCCCGGCGAGGCTGACCGCGTTCGCTGAGGCGGTGCCCCAGGTGGCCGCTACACGGGCGTAGGAACCGCCGGCCAGCTCATTGGCGCCGCTGCTGCTGTAGGCGGTGTGCAAGCTCGCGTAGAGCGCCTGGTTAGCTGACCACTGAGTCAACATGTAATCGGCGCCGGCCGTGGAAAAGGGCACAGCAAAGCCTCCTGGAGTGCTGGAAGAGGGGCATCACGGGAGGCGCAGCGAAGGGAGTGTCAGGTGCGCCGGTTCGGCAGCGACCAGCCGCCCTGCCAGTTTGAATTCGCCTTTTTCAGTTGCAGCGTCTGGAGCTTGCTCAGCAGGTCGTTTTCCGTGGTCACCGAGCCCTGCACCGTCACCGCGAAGTGGTAGTGCGTGTCCCCGCCACCTCCGCCGCCACCTCCACCGCCTCCCGAGCCGCCGCCCGCATGGGCGTAGGCCGCAGGAGGCCGGTAGCCGCCCGCGACGGAGGACCCGAGCCGCCCGGCCGCCGAGGCCGCCATCGGCGCTCCCCGGTCGATGCCCATCGCGACTCCGGCCGGGAACTCCGCGCCGAGAGAAGCGCCGACGAGGGACGGGCTGGAGATCTTCAGGTCTTTCTTGATCGTCGCCACGATCGAGCTGGCCATCTTCGTGATCGCCGCGTCCACGTTGCCCAGCTGGGAATCGATGCCCTTGGCCAGTCCCGCCGCCGCGTCCACGCCCGCCTGGTACATCGCTGGCCCGCCGACATCGCCGAGCTTGGCCGCCGAGGCGTGGATCTGGGACTCGATCTTGTTGACCTGCGCGATCGCCGCTTTCCCGCCGTCCGCCAGCCCCTTCGCCGTCCCTTCGGATGACGGGCCCGCCTGCACCAGCTGGTTCAGGCTGGTCGCGTTCAGGCCGCCCTTCTGCAGCTGCCCGATCGTGGCCAGGAACTGCTGCTGCTGCTGTGCCTGGATCTTCATCCCGCTGATCAGCCCGTCCGATGACTGGACTGTCGACGGGTCGAACGGGGTAGCCGTCGCCGCGTTGAGGATGGACGCGTTGCTGATCGCGGCCTGCGCGATCTGCTGGGAGTCGGTGATCTCGGTCTCGAGCTTGGTGCGCTGGGCCGACAAGGTGAGCAGCTTGGACTGGTCCGCCTTGAGGTACTTGACTAGCGCGGAGTCCTTGCCCGCGTCCCCGATGCCCTTGGTGATCGCGGCGTCGATGGCGGTCACGTCGGCGGCCTTGGCGGTCTGCTTGCCGAGGGCCTGCGCTGCGGCGGTGACGGCGGCCTGGCCGCCTTCGAGGCCGACGACAAGGCCATCCACAGCGCTGGCGCCGATCTTCTGCGTGACCTTCGACGGGCTGTGCACCTGGAGCTCGCGAGCCATCGCGGCTCCGACCTGGGCGGCCACGCTGTTCGCCGCGGCTACTGCGGCCCCGGCGTTGGCCTGGATACCCGACGCGAGCCCGGCATCGATCGCGGCACCGTCAGCGGCAGCCGTGCCGCGGGCCGCCACGTACGGGGACAAGTCGGGGGCGGCGGGACGGACTGGCTTCTGCACGGCCTGCTGGGCCGCCGTCTGGATGCCCTGGGCGGCGGTCATCGCCTTGGCCTTGCCCGCGTCGAGCGAGCCCAGGTCGGGTGCGGCCATCTTCGCGGGCTTCTTCACCGCCGAGTCGATCGCCCTGTTGATGGCATTGAGGTCCGATACGGCCTTGCCCTTGGCCGACTCCAGCGCTGCCATGTCCGGCGCGGGGATCTTCGCGGCCTTCCCTGCCGAGATGAGGTGGTCGATGCTGCTCATGTCGGCCTGGACCTTGGCCTTGGCCGCGTCGAGGCCGGACAGGTCGGGGGGCGGGAGCTTGACGGGCTTGCCCATCGCCGAGCCCAGCATGTTCGTGAAGTTCGCACTGACGGGGGCGGTCTTGGCGGGGGGCTGGTATCCGGCCATCTGCCCGATGCTCTTGCCGAAGATCTCGCCGAGGGCCCTGGCGATGTCGTTGCCGACAGGCTGGCCGATCGAGGATATGACCTTGCCCTCGAAACCGCCGAAGATCGACGGCATCAGCGAGGAGCTGTTCGTCGCCGGGGTCGTCTGGAGCATGCGGTTGTACTTGCCGGCCTGCGTGCCCGCCGGGGCCAGCTTGTCGCCCAGCGCCTTGATCACCAGGCCGAGGGTCACGCCGATGGCGGCGATGTTCGTGAAGCTCAGCCCGGCCATCGCCGCCCCGAACTTGCCGGCCCCGAGCCCGGCGGCGCTTTCCCCGGCTCCGGCCCTGACCCCGCCCACCCCCGCGGCGTCCTCGCCGATCGCGGCCCTGTCCCCAGCCGCGCCCGCAGCCGATTCCCCTGCTGCGGCCTTATCCCCGGCGGCACCCGCAGCCGATTCCCCGGTGGCAGCTTTGTCCCCCGCCGCGCCAACGCGGTCCAGCGCGGCAGCGGCAGCATCCGCCGACCCGGTAACCTTGTCCAGCCCGCCCGACGCCGCGTTCGCCCCGGCCGCCGACGACCCGCTGCCGACGTTTGCCAGCTTGTCCGCGCCGGGAATGTTGAGAACCTGCCCGATCTTGCCGACACCCTGAACGGCGGTCATCACCGGGGACGCGACCTTCTGCGCCAGGTAGCCGGCCCCGAGGATGCCGCCTCCGATCGTCAGGGCCTTGGTCAGCGCAGGGTTGGACGCCAGGAAGCTCCCGGCATCCGACAGCCCCTTCATCACGTCCGTGACGGCGGGCAGCGCGATCTGGCCGGCCTGCGTGGCCACGGCCTCCGTGGTCTTCTGGAACGACCCGAGCTGGTAGTTCAGCGTCGACTGGACCGCGGACCAGCCCTTGACGTTGTCCCCGGCGTGCGCGGCGCTCGACGCGACAGCATCGACGTTGCTCTTCGCCGTCCCGGCGTGCTGGCCGGTCAGCATCAGCGCGGTCTGCAGGCCCACGGTCCCGCCGAGGATCTTCGACATCGCCGCGCTGTAAACCTGCGCGTCCGGCTGGCCGGACTTAAGGGCGGCGTTGAAGCCGTGCGCGGCGTTGGCCGTGGTGGCGAACTGCTGCAGCAGGTTCTTCTGCCCCGCGGACTCGGACCCGGAGAACACTTCCGCGTTGTACTGCTTCGCGGAGATGCTGCCGTCAAGGTAGGACTGCGCCACCTTCTGGATCTGCGGCGGCATCGCCTTCATCATCGTCGTGGCGTCCTGCGCCGCCGACGCGCTCTGGTTGAACGTCTTCAGCATCACCAGGCCCGACGGGCCCATCGACTTCATCACTGCCGTGTTGATCTCGTCCAGCGTCCCGGTAAGCCCGGTCTTCCCGAGGTTCTTCTCGATCGACACCGGGTTCAGGCCGAGCTGCTGCTCCTCGCCCGTCTGGACGGTGTTCTGGTTCTGCAGGGCGCCGATGGTGTGCCGGAGGTCATTGGAGGCCCACTGCGGGCTCATGCCCATGGACGTCATCGTGGCCAGCGACCCGGCGACCTGCGGGAAGGACATCTTCGCCGCCGCAGCCACCGGCAGGACTGCGGGCAGGGCATTAACCGCCCCGGCCATCGTCATCTTGCCCTGGCCGACCATCGTGATGATCTCGTTCATGTCCGACATCGCGGCCTGCGACGTCGACTGGCCCTTCGGGGTCCCGTAGGCGTTCATCAGCGACGTCAGCGCGTTGCCGGTCTCGGACAGCGGGGCGCCCTCAGCCTGCGCGCCCTGCGCCGCGGCCTTCAGGATGCCGAGCATGTCCTGCCCGTGGTAGCCGGCGCTGGAGATCATGTACGCGCCCTGCGCCAGCTGCGCCTGCGAGGTGTTCGTCTGCCCCGACAGCGCCAGGATGCCCGCGGTGTCGCCCGGCAGGTTCTTCTGGCTCTCCCCGGCCGTGGTGTACAGCCGCGTCACCGAGGTCTGGAGCTGCGCGGCCTTGTCGACCCCGTAGGCCAGCGCCACTGCCCCGCCGAGCGCCAGCATGTGGTACTTCGACGCGGACGCCTCAGCGGCGCTCGCGTCGGCGGCGGCCTGCTTTGACGCCTGGGCCCTCGCCGCGTCCTGCTCGACGCTGGAGGTGGCCAGCGACGGCGCGGCCGCGACCATCGCCGCGTCGCCTTTCGCCAGCGACAGCGAGCTTTCCGCTGACCCCGCCGCGATCTTGTCCTGCAAGGCGGAGGTCTCGGCGATGGTTGACGTGATCTCAGCCCGGAGCGCCGCCACCTGCGCGGCAGCCTCGTCGGAGGAGGTCCCGATGCCCTTGATGCCGTCGGCGGCACCGCCGAGCCCGGCACCCTCGTCGGCTACGGCGCCGAGCGCGTCACCGAGCTTGCCGACTTCCCCGGCCGCCCCCGCGGCACCGGTGCCGATGTCGTCGAGCTTCCCGGCGCCCTCAGCAGCCTTGTCCATGGACGCCGACACCTTGTCGGCGGCATCGCTCCAGGCCGCGGCGAACTTCGCTGCCCCCGCGTCACCGGCCGCCCCGGACCCGAGCCCGGCCATGTCGGCCTTGATCTTGCCGAGGGATTCCGAGACCTTGTCGGCGGCAGCACTCCAGGCGTCCGCGAACTTGCCCGCCCCGGCCGCCGCGTCGCCGAGTCCGCCGAGGGAGGCGAGATCACCCTTCAGCTTGCCAGCGGACTCCGCAGCCTTGTCGAAAGCGGCAGCCAGGTCGTCAAGGCCGCCGAGGCCGGCGACCGAGACATCGACAATCTCCTCGATCGCCATCGCTCACCGCCTAGCGAGGTCAGGACAGCAGCGACGAGGAAGGCGGGTCAGAGCGAGATGTACCGGGCTGCCACCTCGGCGATGGCCTCGCGGGCCGGGCCGCGTCCTGCGTCCTCGCCGCGCTGCATGTAATGGCTCCCGGCCTGCGTGACGTGGCGGCCGAAGTACTGGCCCGTCCCGGCGTTGTGCAGGCTCCACGGGCCCTTGCTGCTGATCGTGCCGCCGCGGTCGCGGAAGTCCGCGTAGATGATGTGCGGCGCCAGGATAGCCGTGGCGTGCTCCCCGTCGCCGAACACCGTGTCGACGTGCTCCGAGCGGCGCAGCGCGCCCGTCAGGACCGGCGTGGCGTCCTGCAGCGCTACCAGGGCCACGTCGGCGGCGGCCTTCGCGGCGTCCAGGGCCAGGGATGCCTTGCAGTCTGCGGCTATCTCGCGGAAGCGCGTCGCTGCTTCGGAGAGGTTCACCGGCCGCTCCCGTTCTCGATTGCCCGCAGTGTGTACGCGACAGCGTCCAGAATTCCGGCGACGGGAATCGGGATGTCATCGGGGGTAGCCGGGTGAATCCACCCTTCGGCTATCCAGCGGGCATGACGGATGATGCGGGGGTTCACGCCACCGGGGGTGCACCGACAGCGGCCGAGGAGATACTCCCTCAGGTGGTAGCCGAAGGCTCGCTCTCTTTTGGGACCTCGCCGTTCAGGACGCCGAAATACGGGTTGAGGGCGATCAGGAGCGCGTTCCATGCCCCGAGCCCGGCCGCCTCGCACAGCCGGCCCCTCGATCCTTCATCCCACGGCAGCACGCCGGGGAACGAGACCTCCTGCACCATCCAGCCGCACACCAGGTCATGGACGGGCTTGAGGTCTTTCCGGCCAATCCGGACAGCGGGCGGCTCGGCACTGGGGTCGGGCATGGCCGCCGGGTTCGCCGCGGCAAGGGCCGCCAGCGCGGCCTTCTCCTTGGCGTCCAGGATGTCTAGCCGGAGATCCTGGTAGTCGTCCTGGTGGTGCGGCATGAGCGTCTTGATGTCTGCCAGCTCGGCCGAACCGCCAGGGAGGGGAACGTGCATTCAGGTCTCGCTTTCGTGCTGCTAGTAAGTAGGTACCGCATTCTGGAACGTCAGGCTTAGCGGAGCCCTGCCGCCGCTATTGCCGGCGTTGGTCGTATTCCCGATGAACTCCCCCGAGGCGTCCCAGCCGAAAAATGTCTTATCGGCCTTGAGGGGAGAGTCCTTGTACGCCTGGACCTGCGCACTCACGGCCATCGACACCAGGGACGCCCCGCTGCCGCCATTGCTGATCGAATACGCAAAGGTGGGCTGATCGTTGGTGAGGACGTGACTGAGCGGCCCCTCGTCCAGGGCCGGGTCGAGCGTCAGTTTCCACGCGGCGTCAAGGTTGCCGCGCCCGATCAGGTAGGGCTGCTGGTAGCCGTCCGCGGTCGGGGTAGTCTCCACCTGCCGGGTCAGCGTGATCGTCCACTCGGTGACGTCGTTCAGGATCGATGAGGCGACTGTCGTCTGCCCCTTCCACGCCGGGATCATCCGGACGGCGCTGAAGCTCGGCGTCGGGATGAATGACGGGTAGGCGCGGGAAAAATGCACCAGCTTCCCGGACCAGGTCAGCGCTCCTGATGCCTTGCCCATGATCGATATCTCTGACATCACGCCATAGGCGAACGACCACGCGAAATTGTTGCCCGGGCCAGGGATATTGGTCCTGTGGACGAACGTGTGCGTGGGGCCCTGGCCAGTCGTGACACCGGTCGAGCCGTACGGGTTCAAAAGGCTCAGCGAATGCGAGAAAGGCGCGACCACGCTGGTGATGGCCACCCCGGTCAGGTGCGAGAACCGGATCGGGGTCGTGGCGTCGATCACGATGCTGGTTGCAGTCGACCCGGTGCCGACCTTCACCACTTCGGCGTTCGAGGCAGTGTCGATCTGGATGAAGGTGCCCGCGACCGCCGACGACCCGGACGTGACAGCGATCGGCCCGGCGCCCGCCGTGATCGCCGACGACGCCGTCCAGCTGGGGGAGCCCGCGGTGCCGGTGGTGGTCAGGTCGCCCATCAGGTTGAAAGCGAAGATCGGGAAGGTGTCGCCGTACAAGGGCGATTCCTTGATCTCGCTTTCCATCCAGATCGGGCCCTGCTGGAGATCATGGGTCTTGACGAAATCCCCCCACATGGACCCGTCCTCAATCCATGTCACCTTGGGCGAGGGGGTGAACCCGGCGATCGGGATGCTGGTGTATGCCGACAAGGAGGTGGGAGAGACGGCGAACCCGCCGGCCTCCTTGGCCGCCAGTAGCAGCTGTTCGCAGACCGGGTAGACACCGGTCGGCGGGTTGGGAGCGACCATCGTTCAGCTCTCCTCGCTGCCGGTCTCGCCGGCCTCATCGTCGGTGGTGTCACTGCCGGGCTGGTCCTGCCCGCGGTCCTTGCTGCGGGTCTCGCCGTCCTCGCCCTCGTATGGCGACCAGTGCTGGTCGGGCGCCTCGTCCCGCTCGATCACGTCATCGGGCTGCACGGTCCCCAGGAGCACGTCGTAGGCGTCCCGGTGAGCGGGATAGTCGCGGGCGACGAAGTCGGTCATCGTCCAGTAGCGGGGCGGCATGAGGCCTCCAGGGGCGCAGCGAGGAAGAGGAGCGGTACGGTGACGGGCGTGAATAGCGCCAAGACGGGTGATCACCCGAAGGGCAACTTCTGGTTTGCCGGCCGCCTCGGTGAGGAGGATCCGGGCTATGACCCGCGCTGGCCGTGGGCCGTGTTCATCCAGTTGCCCGGCATGACCGACCGGCTGAGCGCGCTGTTTCCCGAGCAGGGGGCGGCCGAGGCGTACATCCGGTTCGACATCATCGGAGCGGGAGCCGACTACCAGGACCGCAAGGTGCTGGCCGGGGAGGTCGTCGCCGGCGCGCGGGAGATCGGCGCTAGCTGTATGCCGACTGAACGAAGTTGCCGAGGCTGACCTGCGCGACTCCCGTGCTCGCCGAGTCGGTGACGTTCGCGATCCCCGCCAGCTTGTACTCAGCGGTAACGTATTGGTCGGCCAGGCTGACCGCGCCCTGCGTCCACCCGCTCAGGCTCAGCGTGACCGCGATTGAGGACCCGCCCTGGAGTACCGGCTGGGTCAGCGTCCACACGGCAGGTTCCTGGATCGCCTCGCGGTAGAGGTTCAGGTCGGCCGCCGTGTCGAAGAGCGCCTTGTAGCTCCCAGAGGCCCGCATCGGGCCGGGGAAGATGCCGAGCGGTGCCTGATACCCGTTGCAGCACGAGTTGATCTGCAGCTTCCGGTCCAGAGCCAGGTCCAGCGACACGCCCCGTGTGCTCGACCCGCCTGCCGTGGCGATCCCCCACGACCACCCGGCGAACGGCTGGGCCTGGCTTTCGTTCTCCGCGAACGTGGCCACGGCCTGCGGCGGGAAGCCGTTCCAGTCGGCTAGGAGCTTCGCGTACCCGCCCGCTGTGACCTGCAGCCGGGCCTTGCCGAGGATGCAGCCGGGCCAGCCGAGCACGTCGACCCCGTCATCGGTGGTGAGGCTGTAGCTGGGCCACACGGTGGCGGGGGTCCAGTCCTGCTGGAACAGGTGAGTGGCCTGAGACTGAACGCTGTCGCCTGCCAGGTGCTCGTACAGCAGCCCGGAGGCGGGGCTGGTGATGGGCACCAGGTACGGGCCCGATCCGGTCGGGGTGCCGGTCTGTGCGTACTCGGTGCTGCTGCCCGTGCCGAACTGAAGCACGGCATTGGCCGGGGTCGCGGCGGCGAGGTAGACGGCGGTCGCGCCTGGTGCGGCAGGCTGAGCGAAGGTGGTCGCGGTGCCCGGCGTGCACTGGTCCGGGCCGATCATCGCCCGGTACAGCCAGCCGGCCCAGTCCGGATACGCCTGGGTGGCGATCGTCCAGGTGGACCATGCGGGGCCCTGGACGATGTCTACGGTGTCCGTGTCGGTGGCGCGGGCGGTGCGGTCGTAAAGCTGGGTGATGGTGCTCTGGTAGCGGGTGCCGGTGCTGAACGGGATGGTGAACGAGGGAACGACGTAGTCGCTGTCCGTGGTCTCGGCGGCGATGCCGAGCTTGGCCGTTGCCGAGAGGACGGAGTAGGTCACCCGTGCTCCTCGCCGCTACCGTGATGGCATGGACTTCTCGGCGATAAAGATCGTGGTCGACCCTGACCTGGACGCGAATACCGTGCTGCTGCAATCGGGCAGCGAGCAAGGGATCTTGGTCGCCATGGACTTTGCGCGGCTCGCGCAGAATCCGCTTATCGCCGAGGACTGCACGTCGCTTATGGAGTCGGCACCGTTCTTCATCCGCTTCCGCGAGAGCGGCGAGCCGATCAGGTGCGAGTGCTGCGGCACTCCCGTTGTAGCCGTCCCTGAGGCCTCTGTTGACGATCCGCCGCCACGCAGGTGGGTGCGTGCCATCTGGGAGGCAAAGGCTGGGCGAAAGCACACGCTGAGGCGCTGCAACTGGAAGCGCGACCGGGCTGCGAGCGTGACCCGGTGAGCGAACTGCCTTACCGGGTCATCTCGGACGTCTTCTATGCCGCACCGGCTCCGCAGCGCCCGCCAGAGGGCTTCTGTGAGGTCTACTGGGGATCGCACGGCTGTCACGAGCCCAGAGGTCACCCTGCCGACGTACCCCACGCCTGCGATTGCTGCGAATGCGTCAGCCATCCCGACCCGGACCCGGACAATCCCAACTCCGAGCCGAGCTGCGTGGCCAAGCCGCCGTACTACGGGCCAAGCACGCTGTTCTACGGAGAAGACGCTGAGCTGTACGGCCTGCCTGGCGGCGACTCCCGGCCCCGGCCAGCTCACATCCGGCGCGAGACTTGCCGCTACTGCAGCCAGCAGGTCATCCTCGGCAAGCGCGGCTGGCGGCGGGACAGCAACCACCCGTCGGGCTATGACTGCGACGATGCGCCGCGCGGGCGTCACGGCATCACCAGGAAGCGCGGCTAGATGTTCAGCTCGAAGTCGTCCACCGGGTAAGTCATGGCCGCGGTCAGCTCCTTGGCCGCCTTGATCGTCTCCGAGGCGTTCCCGTAGTCCACGCTGATATCTGGCTGGCCTTTGCCGTCGATGGCCGCGCTCAGGAACCGCCCGCCGTGGCTCTTGTCCCCCAGCGGCCCGGTGACGCGTGCCCTCAGCAGCTCGATCGCGTTGTCGAAGTCCTGTGCCGTTTCCGCCGCGATCGAGGATGATCCGGGGCCGATCCGCACCACCGGCCAGTGGAGCTCCAGGCTCATGGGGTACCGGGGCCGTATCCGCTGGTTCGCTACCCGGACCTGCCGGACCTGCCCCCGCTTGACGTAGATGGCCGGCTTGTTCGCCTGCCTCGCCGCGCCCTGGACGTAGGCGTCGATGATCTCCCACGGGCCGCCAGCGGAGGCGGGCAGGAACGGCAGGCTGTCGCCGCTGGAGGTCAGCAGCCAGGCTGTTTCCCGGGCCACGGCTGAATCGGTTCCCACGGGTCACCGCCGCCCCGCCATAATTGCGCCATGACAAATCACCCGCACCGCAAGCGCGACGACGAGCCGTCGATCGAGAGCCCCGAGCCTGGAGATATCCCGCCGCAGGGCTCGGCTGAAGTCCCGATGCACACCGGGAACGGGGTACCGCTAGGGCTGCAGGCGAACGCCGCGAGGCTCATCGGCCGGGCCGTGGCCGAGGCGGTCAGCGAGATGCTCCCGCCGATGCTCGCGCAGGCCCTCGGCTCAGCCACCCCGCAATACCACTGCGCCACCTGCCTCGCGGAGCGGCTCAACTGGGAGATCGCGCACGAGGCCGATCTCAGGGCATCGGTGGATGAGATGCGGATCGCGGGACAGGCGATGCAGCCCGGCGACCCGCGCCTCGCCCAGCTCAACCCGTTCATGTTCCTGCCGCCGCACCTGCTGCCGTCGCAGGACCCGGCGGACCCGCACCCGGAGGCGATCCCCGTCCCGTCTGCGGGGGTCACGATGGCCGGCGGCACCTTGTTCTGCGCCGCCCACATGCCGGGAGTGAACCGGCCCGGCGAGGTGCCTAAGCGCCCGCTGCTGGTGGCCACGACCGCAATGGGCCCGGTCTCCTGATCAGGAGGCGGGGCGAGAGGCGCGGGAAGGTCGCCCGGACCCTCCCCTATGACCCCGGCAGCCCGGACTACGGGCGCGGCGTCGAGTTCGGGCTCCTGTTCGCCAGGGTCCAGGACCACGGCTGTGCCCGGATGGCCGTGCACGCGGACATGGCCGAGATGGTGATGCGGCTGGCGGAGCGCCGCGGCCTCTCGTTCAGCGGCAGTCCTCACGAACACGGCGAGGAGTGCCCGCGGAACACCGGGGACCGGGACTGCAAGGACGGCGAAGACTGGCTGGACGTAACAATCGGGCCAGGTCCGTGAGCGGGATGACTGTGCCGGGCCCGCTCGGCCATAACCTCATCGCGAACATGGGGTACCTGCGTCAGGTGCAGGGGCTGTCCCTGCGCAAGATGTCTGCGGAGCTGGACAGAATCGGCCGGCCCATTCCGCCCCTCGGCCTATCCCGGATCGAGCAGGGTAGGCGGCGCGTCGACGTCGACGGCGCCGCCGCCCTGGCCGAGATCCTCGGCGTGACCCCCGATGTCCTGCTGTCGGCACCAGAAGCCGTCAAGGCGCCACCGGCCCCGGTTCCCGCCGCAGTGCGCGAGACCAGGAACCTCACCGCGCGTGTCGAGCAGATGCTCGCCGTCTCTGGCGACCCTGAAGCCGCCCAGGCGCTCAGCAGGCATCTCGGGCGCGCGCTCAGGCGGGTGCAGATCGAGATCGAGGAACTAATCGAGGAGACCGCGATGGGGCCGGCCTAGCCGCCGTACTTCGCCGCCGGGGAATCACGGCCCCCGTAGTTGGCCAGGATCTTCATCGCCGACCCGTACAGCCGGTCCGGGTCATGCGCGGTGTCCTGCGGGTCCAGCTCGGTGATGACCATCCACGCCGCCATCAGCCGGGACGCCCGCACCAGGTCCGCGGGGATCGCGACCGTGTAACCGCCCGAGTACGTCGTCCGGACCCTGCTGCCGACGGGGATCAGGGAGCCGATCTGGAACCACAGGTGACCCGTGTTGTCCGGGCCGTCAAGGATCTGCGACGGATTGAACGTCTCCGTGCCGGCATAGGACCGGATCACCAGCACCGACACGCCGGAGTACTCCCACAGGTCGGGGTACCGGACGGGGAACTGGGTCAGCCAGCAGTGGCGGACCAGGTCGTTGCCGCCGCCGAGGGCCAGCGCCTCGGACCAGCCGATGGTGCCCTGGATCGGCATCGGCAGCGACGCCCCGGCCGGGTACTCGTCCGGGTCGATGCCGTCCGCTCTCGTCGTCTCGGTGACCGTGAACGGCGCGAGCCGCTTATCCCCGGCCGCCCCCTCGCAGGCCCTGGTCGACTCGCTCATCAGGTCCGACAGGGCTGTGTCGGTGTAACCCGCGACGAGATCGGCGAACGGGGACTCGGTGAAGTTCGTGACGGTGCACAGCGGTACCGGGGTGTCGGCGTCGGCCACGGGCACCTCCCGCACGGCGTGGGATCATGCGGGGATGAGCGAGAACGCCGCACTGAGTGCCGCACTGAGCTGGGCCGCGCAGTCCTGCGCCATACAGGTCGCCGAGTACGTGCGCCGCAGTCAGTCGCTTCTGTTCAACGAGCCGCCCCCGGTGCCGCCGATGCCGTCAGCCTGCTACCGGGCTCAGGCCGGGTTCATAGTGCACGTCCGGCCGGCGTGCAGGTGCAGCCGGTAGCTGGCCAGCGTCGTACGCTGGCTGGTGCTGCGGCGGCGACAAGAGGCGGTTGAGTCCGTCCTTCCGCTGCGGGGCCGTTGGAGGCCCTGGCGGATAGCCGCCGCAGCCTTACTCCGCCGCCGCAGCCTTCGCGGTGACGGCCTGGACGGCCTTCGTCGGGGCCGGGACCTCGGCGTAATCGGCCCCGCGGATGTTCAGCAGGATGTGGCCGAGATCCGCGGGAACCTCGCACAGCGGACTGTCCGCCGGGAAGGGGTAATGATCACCCGCGTGCTCGATCGTGGTGCCGCCGGTTTCTTTCCTCAGCCACACGGGCGGGGTCCTTTCGTCTGGGCGCGGGCAGCGCACGCCCGGCGGCCCGGCCGGAGGGTACCGGGCCGGGCCGTCAGGCGGCGGGTGGTTACGAAGCGACAGCGACCCGGTAAGCGCGGCCGGCGAATTTCGGCGTGCGAACCGCCAAACACATATCACCCATAATGGCGAACGGCATGCTGTCCGGGCTGGCGGTCGTCGGGTACACATCCAGGGGATGTGCCTCGCGCACGAACGGCCGCACGATGTTGCCGGGGTCGCGGGACATCAGGTAGATGTTCTCCTGCCCGGCACCCGGAGGCAGCATCGACGCGTTGGTGCCGTAGTACACGACCGGCAGGATGCCGGGCACGACGGGACCGCTGGACTGCTGCGGCACCAGCGCGGTCCCGGTGTCGACGATCTGGTTGGCGTAGACCGGGGTCACCCCGTCGGACTGCAGCCCGACGGTGCTGTCGACGTAGCCGAGGAGCGTCTCCCCGCCGGCCGCGGTACCCCGCCACACCTTGTACAGCTGGGTGCCGAGGCCGTCCTGCCCGGTCGGCGCGGTGAAGCTGAGGGTGACCGTGGACGTGGACCCGGTGGTGGCCTGCGACACCTCCAGCGAGGGGAGGATCTCGCCCTGCCGGGCGATGACCGCGGACACCTTGTAGTAGTAGGTCGCCGCCGCCAGGGTGCCGCCCGTGGTGGCCGTGGCCGCGGTGACGGTGCCGACCGAGTAGCCGCCCAGCGTCGACAGGAAGCTGGACGGGACCAGCGGGACCCGCTTGTACGTCGCGACGATCAGGCCCGCCGCGATCTCCACGTTGTCGAACCGCTGCTGGGCCTGGAGAAGCTGCGCGATCCGGGCCTCAGCTGACACGCTCATGACGTACATCCAGCTGGCGCCCTGCACCGGCTCGGCCGCGTTGCCGGCCACCATGACCATCAGCTCGTCCAGGGTGGACAGGGTGAGGGACTTCCCGGCGTAGTCGATGACGTTCTGGGAGCCGCCGGCGGAGAACTGGCTGATCTGGGTGTCCAGGCCGTCGAACTGGGGCTGCGCGCCGTTCGCGGTGGAGGCGGAGTTGCCCCAGCCGCAGAACGTCTCGACGTCCCAGTAGTAGCCCTTGATGGCGCCGTTGACTTCAGTGGCCCGCAGGTCGATGAGGTCGGTGGTGACGGCCTGCGCGTAGCCCGTCACGCTGCCCACGGCCTGAATGTGGGTCATGGTGAACTGACCCTGGGTGTAGGTGCTGGTGGACACCGGCCGCGCGCCGCCGTCCGGCACCGCGCCGCCGGATACGACCACGGTGCGGGTGTTGAAGAAGTACGTGGTGCTGTTGGTCTTCTTGGTCGGGATGGCGCGGCACCACGGCGCGAAACGCCGCTGGTACTCCACCAGGGTCGGATCGATGAGCTTGGGCACGAACGGGCTGGCACCAGCCGCGGTCAGCGCCTCTCGGATTTCGGACATGAGGTCTCCTCGGGAATGCAGAGAGCCCCCGCCGTGACGGGGGCTCTCGGAATGGTTAAGGGGAGGCCATTTCTGCCCTTCGAGCACCAGCGAGGCTGGCGGCCGGGTGAAGCGGGTGAGGTAAGAGCGCGGGCTCAGCGCCTGCGCGGGCCGTACGCCGCGGCGGCCGTGTGGGACAGGTCCTCGTTCGTCGCGTTCTCCAGGAGCTTCCCGGCGGTGGGCGAGTCGGCGATCGCCTCCAGGGGGGCGAGGCCCTTGCGCTGGACGCCACCGGCCTCGGCGCGACCCTGGCGCAGCGGGACCATTCGCTCCTCGATCATCTCGGCGACGAGCTGCTCGTCGGTCTTCTCGGTGGCGAGGCCCTCGGCCTGCGCCTTGGCGGCGAACTGCGCCTCCACGAGAGCGGCGAGCCTCGCGCGCCGCTGGTCCTCGGTCTCGGTGGCGGAAGCGCCCGTAGTGGCCGGCGCGCCCTGCCCGAGGGCGGCGGACTCGGTGGCGATACGGGCGGCCTCGGTTGCGGCCTTTGCCGCCTTCTCCCGCTTCGCGGCCTTGCGGGCCTGCCTCGCGGTCTCCTGCTCGGCCAGAGCAGTCGCGACCGCTTCGGCGAGGGTCTTAGGGTCGACAGCCGGCGTGCTTCCTGCCGCCGGGGTGGTGGTCTCCGCAGTCATGGCGGGGTCCTCCGTTTCCGTTGTAGCGGCTGCCGGGGCGGCTGCCGGGTCTGGGTCGGTCATTCCGTCACCGTCCGGCGCGGATTCGCCGGGGGCGTCGTTATCGGGGTCTGAGCCGTCACCGACACCGGGGACATCGACGTCGCCGTCCATGTCCGGGTCGAGGGCGGCCAGGGCCTTGCAGGCCGCGTCAGCGGCGGCGCGGAGGATCACGTCGAGGTCTTCGGGGTCCATGCCCCAGGACGACAGGCAGATGTCCACGGGGCCGTTGGATGCGCGGACGCTCCACGAGCCCGCGCGGGACGTGTCACCGAGATGTTCGGCGAGAGCTTCGGTCAGCTGGACGGGGGCGTCGAACGACCAGCCCGCGGACTCGGCCGCCGTGGTGATGCCGAACTTCTTCGCCGCCGCGCGGATGCGTCCCATGACCCGCTTGAGCTGTGCGGCGGTGTACTTCGCCGCGTTGGACTTCTGCGCCAGGTACGAAAGCGCCGCCTTGACGTGGGCCTTTGTGTCGACGGGATAGCGTTTCTGCTTGTCCGCCTGGTAGCCCGGGTCGGCGTAGACGACGTTGCCGAATGGCTTTGACCCGTCGCCGGGAGCATCGCCGCCCTCGGCCACTGCGGCACAGGTGGAGCACGCGCCGTTCTCCAGGACGTGCGGGGCGCCTGCGAACGGGAGCATGGTCCGTTCGGCCTCAGTCAGCACCAGGGGTGCTGCGGGTGCCGTCTCTTCGCTGATGGTCACGCGCGCCTCCTGGACGCTCTCGGTGATGAAGATGCGCTCAGTGGTCTCCGTGCGGCCCGACCGGTCCGCCCATGCGAACGTGTCGATTTCGGCACCGGTCACGCCGGGGCTCTTCGTCCAGTCGATCCCGTCGATCTCCATGTCGTCAGCGGTCTCGACGGGCTGCCCGTCCGGCCCCTTGACCTTGCGGACGGTGCCGAGCCAGTAGCCCCGGATCGACACGTTCTTCAGGTGCGCGGGCTTGCCGTCCGAGATGTCGGCGAGGTTCGCGATGTCCTCGCCGGCCTTGGTGGCGGTGATGGCGCCGTCGAACCGCAGGCGCCCCTCGTCCAGGCGGGCCCCGGTCAGGGTGGCCGTGATCTCCCGGCTGTCGTCCCCGGCGGCGTGATGCGACAGCATGTTCGCGGGAGCGTTCCCGGTCTTGATGCGCTCGGCGAGCCGGTTCGTAGCCCGCTCGACCATCTCCGGGGTGTACAGGCGCCGGTTCTTCGAGACGCCGGGAACGAGGCCGATGCCGCTAATGGTTGCAATGGCCTTTGCCACGACACCTCCTAGTGTTCCTGCGTCACTTCGGGCATCGTTTCCGGTACGCTTGGGGCATGACCGATGACAAGGCGAGAGAGAACCGCCTGCGCAGGATGGCGGCACGGCAGGGGCTGAAGCTAAGACGCTCTGCGAGGCGCGACCCGCTGGCAGCCGACTACGGTCTCTACTGGCTGAGTGACGCCAAGACAGATCGCGTCAAGAGCCCGAAGGCGGGCATCAGCCTTGATGAGATCGAGCGCTACCTGACGGAGCCCCGGTGAGGCTCGGTTCCGCTGCGGTATGGCGGCGATTCCATGACCAGGTGGAAGCGCAAGGCGGCCGGGTCATTGAAGATCGCTTCCTTGGCAGCGTTGCGCCGCACCGCATCATCTGCGGCCAGGGTCACGCGGTATCCAACTCGCCCAGCAGGGTTCATCAGACCGGGCGGATCTGTGCCGTATGCTCGCGCGCCAGCCGACCCGAACCAACGGCAGCGTGGCGGAGATTCCGCGAAAAGGTAGAGGCTCGCGGCGGCCTCGTAGTTGAGCCGACCTGGCTGGGCCGCCATCAGCGTCATCGCATCATCTGTGCCGTCGGCCACGAGACAGCCGCATACCCTTCGGTCGTCGACCGGCCAGGTCCGGCATGCCGGACCTGTTCCGGAAATGACCCGGCGGAATCCGAGCGCACGTACCTGGCGCATCTCGCCGAAGCGGGAGGCCGGCCGCTAGAGCCGTACAAGGACAACAAGACGCCGGTTCTTGTCCGCTGCGCCCGAGGACACGAAACGAAGCGGCTTCCCTCCAGCATCCGGGACGGCCACGACTGCCTTATCTGCTCGGGATACGACAAGGAAACCGTGTGGCAGACGTTCTGCCGGCAGGTTGCCGAGCGCGGCGGCCGGGTGCTGGAACCGGAGTCACTCGGGTCGAACAAGATGCACCGGATCCTGTGCCCGGAGGGACACGAGACTAAGGCGAGGCCTCAGTGGGTGCAGCGCGGCGGCGGTATCTGCGGCGAGTGCTCCCCGGTCTCTGCCAGCCGGGCTGAACGGAACTTCCGCAGGCTTGTGGCCGAGGCTGGCGGCGTAATCCTTGAGCCTTCGTGGCTCGGTGCCACCACCCGCCACCGTGTTGCCTGCCGGAACGGCCATGAGGCGAACCCCCGGCCGAACGACGTCGACCAGGGGCACGGGATATGCCGCAAGTGCGAGTGCAGGATCTGGGATGTGTTCTACGTGGTGGTGAACGAGATGACCCGGACGGTGAAGTTCGGGATCACGTCCAACGATGCTCGCACACGGCTCAGCCGGCACCGGGCGGACGGGTTCGGCACCGTCGTCACGACAATCGGCGACATGGAGGATGCACCTGATCTTGAGCGCGCCATACTGGGCACGCTTCGCCTGGCGGGACTCACTCCCGTCCGGGGCCGCGAGTACTTCGACCTTGCCGCGCTGCCAGTGATCCTGGATATCGCGGACAACTGGCAGCGGGCAGAGGACGTAGCGGCTTAGCTGTAACCCAGCGTGAACCCCGGGCCGCCGGACACGTTCACGACAGTGATCCCGACCGTTGCAGGCAGGTCGATGACCACCTGGGCGCCGGTCAGCGTGGTACCGCCGGGGATGACGGCCAGGATGTCACCGGACCCGGCGGTGTTGTTATAAATTGTCGCGTTATCGCTGCCGGTACCAGCTGCGGTGATGACCGCGTTGACGAGGCGCCCGGAAGCGGCCTTGACGACTGTGGTCCCGGCGCCTGCGGCGATGGCCTTGGTCAGCTCGGCCTTGACGCTGTTCCCGGCATCGTCGTAGATGGCGTAAGCGCTCTTGGGTGAGTACGGCATGGTTCCGGCCCCTTTCGCGGGCTGAGGTGGTTACGGTGGCCGCTCAGCGGCCGAAAAGGGCGATCTCGGTCCCGGTGAACGTGCCGCCGGAGACGGCCGACCAGTTCACCCGCCCCCAGAAGGGCAGGACCAGGTACGTCCCGGAGCCGTAGCCGTGCAGGCCGCCGGCCAGGATCGTGGTCCCGGCGGCGGTGATGGCCAGGGTCTGCAGGACGTTGGCGTACAGGTTCCCGGCGTCGTCGTAGACGTCGAGGCCCACCTTCATCGTCGGCGAGCTCGTGACGGCGCCCGCGGAGATCATCAGGACCACGTCCTGGATGTCCCGCAGGTCTGCGGACGCCTCGAAGTCGGTCAGGGGCAGGATGTCGCCGCCGCCGTTCCCCGCCCAGCCGCCCGAGTTGCCTGCTGCGCTGATCGTGGTGCCGAGCCCGGAGGCGGCCAGGGACCACAGGAGCCTCGCGCGTGGGTAGAGGTTGGACATGCAGCGCCTCCCCGGTCAGGAACAGCGGCTATTAATACAGGCCGATGAACGGGAGAGACGTGGCGGCCACGTAGCTCGCCGGCGCCAGCGCCGGGAACGAGCTGGTGAGCGTCAGCGACGGCTGGGAGATCCACCGGAACCCGCCCGCGCTCCAGGCCAGGTTCTCGGCATGGACCTGCTGGTTGTCCACGATGTTCGCGCCGGTCGCCGGGTAGTAGGTGTCCGAGGCCAGGCCGCCGAGGAAGGTCGGCGCACCGGTGGCCCAGGTGGCGGCATACCCCAGGTAGTAGTACCCGGCCGGGACCGCGATCGGGCCGGACGCCCAGGCCAGGTCGAGCGGGGTGGTCGCTGCGATCGAGGCGTGCGACTCAGCGGTAGCCGCGACAGCGGCGACCGCCGTGCCTGCGGCAGCCGGGACGAGCGCACCCCAGAACTTGCTGACGGTGCCCCCGTTCAGCGACACGCAGGCAAGGGACATTCCCGTGCTGGACACGGGAGCCGGCAGGTAGACCAGCCCGCCGGCAAAGGCGTTGCTGGCCGGCAGCGACGACGAGCCGGTGGTGACCGAGGCGGCCATCGGGTCCATTGTGGCGGCCAGCCAGCCGGACAGCTGAGCGGAACTGGGCGCGATGAAATACCCGTTCGCTTCCAGCTGGCCGCCGATGTCGACGTTGCCGCCCGTGAATCCGACGGGCAGGCCGCCGGAGGAAAGGCTGCCGGGAGTGGTCATGAGGGTTCTCCTGGGGTGCGAAGGGACGGGCTGCGGGGTGTGCGACGATGCGGGGATGAGCAGCGGCGGGGACCTGGTGGCGTTCGTGAGCGCGCGGCTGGTCGATGACGAGGCGGTAGCGCGCGAGGCTGCCGGGCTGACTGAGTGCTGGTTGGCGGAAGAACCCGCAATCGGCGTAGTCCTGGTAGATGGCGAGCCGTTGATCGAAGGTCACATCACCGGGCTGACGGCCCACATCGCCCGTCATGACCCGGCCCGCACGTTCCGTGAGGTGGCGGCCAAGCGGGCGATCCTTGCCGAGCACGGGCCGGCGAACGGAGGCCGGGACGCTGGCCGCTGCCGCGTCTGCACGGCCATCGCCGACACCGGCATGGAGCACCGTCACGCGACGCGGTTCCGCGCGCCGTGCCCGACACTTCTCTTCCTCGCTGCCACCTGGAGCGATCACCCGGACTACGCGGCCCTCTTGAGCAGGTAGGCGGCGAAGGCGGCGAGCGGGAGGAGGATGCCGCCTCGCGGCGAAGGACAGCACCGGCAGCCAGGGTGAGGCACGGCCGGGTAGTTCCGGGGGCTGTACGGGCCGTTGTCCGCGTAGCCCTGGCAGGTAGGGCAGACATTTCCTGAGCCAGCCGTCAGCCAGTCCAATAGCTCGACCCCGCCGAGCGCGGCGTATGCGGCGGCCATGGCCGAGCTGACGGCCGACTGCATGGCCTGGCTAAGGTAAACGGTGACCGAACGGCCCTTGCGGAGCACCGCCGACGCCGCGGTCAGCATGGCCTCAGCGGAAGCTCCCGCGATAGCCCCGGCGGCAAGTGCCGTAGCGAGGTCCGTCACTGCCCCGGCGATGATCTTTGCTGCCCAGCCGGTGACGGTGGCGTCATCTGGCTCACTGGCGCCGTCTCGCTGCGCCTTCTGCCACGCGAACCCGGTGTAGCCCGCGGCCGCGGCGCTGACGGCCAGCGCGGCGGCGGCTCCCTCTCCTGCCGACGCGGCCAGTGCCGCAGTGACAGCGGCCAGCACGTCCGCGTAGTCAGGCTGGTCGTTCACCCCGGCGAGGAACCCGCTGGCCATCGACCGGGCCAGGTTGCGGAGTTCGGCCTTGTGGTGCTTCGCGGCCTGCGGTGACTCGTGGTCGGTGCCGGGCGCTGGTGCGCCGTCGATCATCAGGGCCTGACGGCGGAACGCGGCGACCAGCGCGGCGAGGTCCAGCCCGGCGACGGCCTTGCGCCAAGCGGTGCGGGCCTTGCGCTGGTGCTTGGCGTACAGGGCATCCTGGCGGGCGTAGACGTCCGCCCAGATGCCCTCCAGGGCGCTCAGGTCGATCTGGGCCGGGGTCGCTGCCGGGGCGGCCTCAATTGCGCCGTCGTCGTCGCACCGCTCGCACGGGCCGGCCGGAGGGCAGTACAGGCACGGCAGCGGAGGCAGGGGCACGCCACTATCCCCTTGCTCGCTAGCTTTCTACGCGCTCCGGCCAGTGCCAGGTGCCGCCCGCGCGCTCACCGGGCAGGTCGTCATCGTCATAGACGACACCCCGGTTGAGGAACAGTCCCGTAGGGTTCAGCACGCACAGGCCGACGGTGTGATCGTCCTCGACTTCGGTCACGATCGCGGCCCGGCATTCCTTGCCGAACTCACCACCGGGAGTTCCGTAGCTGGTGTAGTGCACTGTGCGGCCAACGCTTGGCTTCATTCGGTGATCTCCGTTCGGGTATCCGTGTTCACCGGTTCGCAGGTGCAGCGCTTGACCTGCGGACCCCAGACGACGTGGCAGCGAGGGCATATCCAGCCCGAAGCGGGGCCGCTCACGACCGGATCCGCATCTCGGCGACGTCGAAGCGGAACGTCCCCATGAAGGGCTTGCCGTCCTCCGTCGCAGGCATCTTGACGGTGCCCTTGCGGTCGCCAGGTGCCAGTGCGAGAACCGGCTGGCCGTGCTCGTTGGCGTGCATGGTCAGGTCGGCCGTGATTGCCCCGTCAACCGGGGCGCGGACCTCGATCGCGGTGACGGTGTAGATCTGGCCGCCGGTCGCGGCGTCGTACAGGGCGCACTTCCAGCCCGCCACGGGCCGGAGAGGGTTCTCCGGGTCCGGTGCGGGCCATTCGATAATCACCGCGCCCCAGCACACCACCGGCTCTTCTTCGATGCCGACGATCTCGGCGTCTAGAACCTCATCGGGCACCGCCACCTCAGCGCTCATTGCCAGCCTTTCGCTCCAGCAGGCCGAGCCAGGTCGCCAGGTTGGCGCGATCCTCCGGGCTCAGGTCCGGCGCCGGGCCGCCCGCAGCGTGCCATCGGCAGGCCTGGAGAGTCCAGCCTCCGTACCTGAGCCGAGCGTCCTGGATCGCCTTGACGGTGGCGTCAGTCGTCATCGTCGCCTTCCGTCGCCTGGATGAACTCGGTATAGGCCAGCGTCCGCGGCACCCATCCGACCTCGGCCCGGACGACGAACCCGCCCTTGGTCTCGATCACTCCGCCGTGGCGCAGTTTCGGCTTCAGGCCGCCCCGCTCGCAGGCGTTCAGAGCGTCGGCCAGAGCAGACAGCAGGTGCGCGGACTCAGTTTCCCTGGCCATCCGGCGTTTCCGTTCGCTCGATGACAGGCCGGGGCGGCGAGAGGCTCAGCAGCAGCGTCTGAGCCGACGCCTTGGCCTCCTCCAGGCTGGTGACAGCACGCACCGGGAAGCCGGGACATTCGGGGCACTCGGCATCCCACGAGTCGCATACCTGCCGGCAGGTGACGGTGACCGGAGGTACTCCCGGCTCGTGACCATCGGCCGGCGGGGCGGCGTGACCCCACACCGGGGCCAGCGTGCCGGGCGGCGGTGGGGCCGGGACGAGCGGGGCGCCGCAAGTCGCGCAGGCCGTCATGCCGAAGCCGTGCCGACGTGAGCGAACGGGCCGCGTACCCCGCTGGAGAACCGCTCGGCTGCCGCGAGTGCCGCGTCGAGGCGCCGCTGCGGGGCCATCTTGCTGCCCTCGGTGGCGTGGAGCGCGCCGAGAGCATACCGGCCGCCGCAGCCGACCGCCGCATATGAGTCGGCCGGCTCCGCTACCTGGTAGTCGTTGTTGACGATGAACAGGTGCCCGTGCGTCCCCACCAGGAACGTGCCGCCCTCTTCCTGCTCCTTGTCCTTCTGTGCCCAGCCGCCGTCTTTCAGGCACTGGCGCAGCGCGTCGGTGAACGCGGTGCACATGAACCTGTGCAGGTCCGCCGTGTCGGGCTCTGGCGGGGTGAAGGCGTAGCGCAGGAGCTGGCCCATGCGGAAGCTGGTCGTGAACCCCATCACGTAGGAGCCGTTAGCGAAGACCTTCGGGTCCGTGCGGACGATCAGGTTCCATCCTGAGCAGCCCGCAGAGTCGCCCGCGAGATAGACCGCCCCGTCATGGACAAGGCCGGCGATGCAGGTCAAGCGCGCTCCTTAGCTGATGATTTTGGGAACGAACGGCGCGGCTCCCGCCGCCGTCAGCGGCCGGCCCGGCAGCGTCGATGGCTCCCAGGCCGGCTCCGTGCCCTCGATCTGATACGGCTCTTCGGGCGGCGGCTCGCTCATGCTGCCTTCTTGGCGCGGATCTCGCGGCTTGCCGTGGTCAGCCAGTCGCCTTGTTCCTGCGGGACGTGCCCGACGTAGGCCCACACGAAGTGCTGGCCAGCCTGCTCGGCCGCGAGGACATGATGGTGGCCGTCCACGATCACGTCCTTGCCCGAGCCGGGCCAGCGGACCATGACCGCGGGCGTCGGCTGCTTGCCGTTCTTCAGGGCGCGGCGCATCTTCCGGCCGATCCTGGCCACCTTGCCCGCATCCTGCGGGCGGCTGGCGTCCCACTGGTCCTTGTCGGCCATGTCGACCTGATCCAGGGGCACCATCTGCGGTCCCTGCCAAGCGGCTTTGTCCTTGACCCACGCGATAGCCGCAGGCGGGAAAGCCTTGCTCATCTGGGCATAGACGCCGCTCGCCGCGTCCTCGTACAGCGCCCGGCCGGCGGCGTGATAGGCGCGCAGGGCCTCGCGGACTGCTGCCCGCTGGCCTGCGACCGACTCGGCGCCCTGCTGCTGCGGTCCGCCCTGCTGCGGGACGGGCGAGAACTGACCGGGAAGTGCACCAGGCGTCGGGCTCTTGGACGCCACCGTAGCCTTGGACATCGCGTCGATGTCCTCCCACAGGACCAGGTTCTGCCGGTCGACCAGGACCGCCTTGTCCCCGCCGGCCACCGGGGGCTCCCCGATGTCGGCCGCGGTCCGGTTCCGGGTCCACGTGCCGTTCCTGAGCCGGGTGTCCCTGATCTGCTCGACCACCATGGAGTCCCGGTAGTCGACTTCCTTGAACTTGCTGCGCCAGCCCTTTACCCCGAAACCCTGCACGGCGATGTGGAAGTTGAGCTTCTCCAGCAGCAGCCCGGCTACCGGATCGCAGGTGTTTAGCATAAAACTTCTGTGTTGCGCATCTCCGGTGCCGCCGCCGAGGTTCCCGGACTCGATCACGCCGCCCTCAGCCGGCGGTACGCCGCATCCGGCGAGGATCTCGTCCCGGGCTGCGGCCTTCGCTGCCAGCACGTCGGCGAGCTTGCCCGCCTGGAGCTCGGTAACTTTCCCGCCGCCCGTGGAGATCAGCGGGGCGCCGATGTTCTTGGTGCCGATGTTCCGGGCCCGGTACCGGTTGTCCCAGCGGGTCACCTCATCGGGGCTCGTCCCGGCCGCGAGGTCGACGTGGACCAGCGGGGGCAGCCCCTTGCGGAGCATCTCCTTCTCCGTGGCGGCGGCGTACAGCCACGCCGCCATCGGGTTCAGCATCGCCTGAACCGGGCCTACCCCGTTGATCCCCGGCCGGGCCGAGTCCATCGAGATGTGGATTACTTCCCTGGGCTCGAAGTCCGCGGTCTGGCCGAGGTCGGTCTGCTGCACCCAGCCCGTGATCACGCCGTGCTGATCGGCGCGCGGGTACGTCGTGGGCACGTCCAGATTCCACAAGCCGACCGGCGTCGGACCGTCCCAGCCCACCTCGAGCAAGGCGTCGCCGAACACGATCAGCGCGGCGATCGCGTTCCGCATGATCTGCCGGATGTCCTGCGTGTCGTTACAGAACGCGTAGAACCGCTCCAGGGCGATGACCTCGGGCGGCTTGTCCGGAGCCTCGTCGCCTTCCCCGGTGTCAGCGTCCCAGTCGGTGTACAGGCCCCCGGCGGTGATGGTCCGGGCGATGACCTGCACGGCTACCCACGCGGCGGGGACCGCGATGTAGCAGTCGTAAAGCTCTTCGAGCAGCGTCTTCCGGTCGCTGCCGGTCGACGCGCCCATGGACTGGATGTGCTCGTCTATCCCGCCGGCGGGGATGCCGGGCACGAAGCCGGTCCGGGCAGGGAGGGCGCGCCGCGGGCCGTCCGGGTCCGCCAGAGCTGCGGCGCGGGCCTTCTTCTCCGCGACGTCGCCGCTGCGCCGGAACGCGGGGGGGATCCAGCCGGGCAGCGGCATGCTACCTCCCGGCTGCGGTCAGGTCATCAGGCCCACGGGGGACGCTGCAGGGCACCCTGGCGAGGGTCGCGCTCAGGTGCGTCGTCGTCGGGGCGGTACGCGAACGGGCCGCGGGGCTCCAGGGTCTCGATGCTGTCGAACGGGTTCACTTCCGGCGGGGGGACGTCGGGCCAGGAGGGGCCGCCACCGAGGTTGATCAGCAGGTACCGCAGAGCGTCGGGCAGGTGGTCGTGCGGGTTCGGCCCCGCGTCTTCCGGATCGCCTTTGACCGCGTGCGAGAGGGTGGCGAGGTGCTTGAACAGGTTCTCGCACCCGCTGAAAATATGCAGCTTGGGACAGGTCTGCCAGCCGTTCGCGCGATGGTGGGGACAGGCGGGCATCTCGGCGAGAAAGGAGCGGACTCGGTTCCACCCGATGATCCGCGAGCCCTTGCTTGCCGGGGTGAGATAGACGCCGTTCTCGGAATAGACATCGCTGAGCGGCTTCGCGTCGCCCCTGGTGGCGAACATGGCGTCATCCGCATAACGGACCGCGATGTGCTCACCTTCAGCCTCAGCCGCCAGGATGCGCCGCGCCTGGTCAGCCTCGCCGACCATCTGCTCGTACGCTTCGCGGTAAATCCAGACGCGTCCGTCTTCATCGAGGGCGCCCCAGACGGTGGCCCAGTACGACGGGAAATATCCCCAGTCGATACCGCAGTACCGGGGCCATGCCGCGGGGAGCGCGAACGGCTCAAGCACATGCCGGTCCCGCTTGAGCTCGGGGTACATCTGGCCGGCGAAGATGTTCCAGTTGCCCTCGAGGAAGGCCTCGCGCATCTGCCCGGACAGCGCCTGGAGGTCCGCGGCGTGCTCGGCGTTCATGTGCGGGTTATCGCTCAAGCGGCTTGGCACAAAGCGGACAGCCCGGCCGCGCTCGTCAATGACGACTTCCGAGCCGTACTTGGTCGGCTCGATGTAGCGGTCCTTGACTGCACCGTGACCCGGGCCGCCGGGGTTCGCCGATGCGCGGACGCCGATAACCGGGATGTCCGAGCGGCCGGAACGGATGCGGGACTCAAGGAAGGTCGTGACATCCGGGACGAAGAGGGTCAGCTCGTCCAGGATGAGCAACTGGTATTCGCCGCCTTGCCGGCGCGTGGCGTCCGCGAGGGTCTCGGCGTAGCGGAACATGATCAGCGAGCCGTTCGGGAACCTCAGCTCGTGCTCGGTGCCGTTCCATCGCGCGCCGAGCGGTGCGGCGTATTGCAGCTTGGCCAGCTCGGCGAGAAGGGACTCGCGGAGTTCAGGGTACGAGCGGCGGAACGCGCCAACACGCAGGCCCGGATAGCGGTGGCATGCCTGGATCGCCTCGGCGGTGAGAGCTCTCGATTTTCCGCCGCCGGTCGAGCCGCCGAAAAGGACCGAGAATTCGGTGGCCGCGTGAAATATGGCCTGTTTCGGGGTCGGGGTGTAGCCGAGCGCCTCGAAGACGGATGCGCGACGGTCGGGCGGGTCGAGGCGATCGGCGAGGACGGAGGCGAAGTCAGCGCGCACGCCGGGCCTCCATGCTGCTAGACGGCCCGGAGATGCCTCGCCACCCCAGCACGGGCCGCCCGCTGCTGATCCTGGCTCAGGCCCATCTCGGCCAGGACCGCGGTCAGCGCGGCCGAGATCTGCTCGGCCTGCTGCTCGGTCACCCGCGCAAGCCGCTCGTCAATATCGAGCTTGGCCATGTCCACGAGGAACTTTCCGCAGCGGTCGAGCGCCCGTTCCCACAGCGCAACTTCGGCGCGGAGCTGCTCGCCGCCCTCGGTCTTATAGCGCAGCGATGACAGCTCGTTTACCTTCGCGGCGAGCATGTCCTTCCACGCCACCACCTCGCCCGCGATGGCTGCCAGCGCGGTCAGCGCGTTCTCGACCGGCGGGACGCCCAGCCGCGCGAGTTCGGCGCGGGCCTGAGACTCAGCTCCCGCGGCCCGGCCGGACGGAGCGCATCCGCCGTGGAGCTTGCACCGGCCGTGACCGGGATGCGGAGTGCCCCATCCCGCAGCCTGCTCGCATGTGCCGTCCCGGCCGTGAAGCTTGCCACCGCAGAACGGGCCCTTGCGCTTGCGCCTCTTCTTGCCGCCATCGTCATGAGTGGAGCCGGAATCGGCGGTCGTCATGGATGGCCGCCTCTCCGGTTCGGGGGTCAGGCGGCGAACATCATGTCCTGCACCCAACGGCGCGGGCTGGTAGCGGGCACGGTCAGCCAGGAGTCGGCAACGTCCAAGATCAACGCAAGGCAGGAAGCGTCGAAATACTCTCGCCCCTGGACCGGCTTCTCGGCCGCCAGGGCCAGCGCGGCGAGTACTGCCCGCTCCGTGTCGGGCGCGACAGTGCCGGGAAGGCCGGTAGCCAAGCGCACGACCTCGGCGTAGCCCTGACCGGCGTGGATCCGCAGACGGGGCCGCGGATCGCCAGTCGTGATCCCGAACTTGATGACGCCGTTGCCCATGACAACGTAGAAGGCATCCCAGTCTTTGCCGATACAGAAGCGGCAGACGCCGTGGCCCTGATTGACACTGGACGGCATGGGGTAACAATCGTGCCCGGCGGCGCAGCGCACGTGGTGCCCCTCGTGACTGCTGGTCCAGGTCTCATAGAGCGGAACTGCGCCTAGCTCTCTCAGCCGGGCCAGGAATTTTGCCTCGCTGGCGGCCGGATCCTTTCCCGAGCATGTCGGGCAGATCGTGCCCCACCGGAAAACATCGGACGGGCGTGGCCTGCATTCATGCCCCGCCGGGCAGCGGGCCGGGTATCGCTTGTCGCTGCCGAGCCACTTCCCGTAAAGGGGAACGCCCCCCAGCCGCGCGAGCGTACGGAGGAAGCGGGCCTCTGCCGTCGCCGGATCTTTCCCGGCGCAGGTCCGGCAGATGCCGTCACCTTTCGCCACGTCACCCGGCCGCGGACGGCCCTCGTGCCCTTCGGCGCAGCGGACACGATGCGACTGGCCAGAACCGCGATACGGCTCAAGTAGTTCAGCGCCAAGTTCGGCGAGTCGCTTTCTGAAGGCAGCCTCCGCCGTAGCCGAGTCGTACCCTGCGCAGATGCGGCAGATGCCGCGTCCCTGCTGGACGCAGTTCGGCCGCGGATAACAATCATGGCCAGCCTTGCATCGGACGTGATGCTTTCGCATGGCGCCCAGCCACTCCGGCTCCAGGAGTGTTGCGCCCATCTCGGTCAGCCGGGCGCGGAACGCCGCCGCCGCGCTGGCCGGATTCTGGCCAGCGCACGAAAGGCACGGCCCCTGGCCGCTGCGGAGTCTGGTCGGATTCGGGTAGCAATCATGGCCTGCGCGGCACCTGGCGTGATAGTTGCTCGCGTTGCCGCGCCACTCCTGCTCAAGCAACGTCACGCCAAGCTCGTCTAGCCGGGCGCGGAACGCAGCCTCAGCGGCCAGCGATCGGGAGTTGCGAGCGCGTGTCACGGGTCTAATTCTATCGCTTTGTCACGGCCTAGATCCGCCTTTACCCCGTGACACGCGCTAGAATCGAGACTATGGAACGGTGCCCGACCTGCCGCGCGTCCCTGCCGCCGCCGAAGACATGCCCTGGCTGCGGCGAGACGTTCTACCGCGGCGCGGGCGGCCGGATCGATGCCGAGTGCTGCACGCCGCGATGCTCGGCCAGGGTGCGCAAGCGCAGGCAGCGCGAGAGAGAGCAGGTCAGTGATGGCTCGGTCAGACCTGGGGCTTGCCGTTCCTGGCCAGGACGGGACGGGGGCCGGTCAGGGTGTGGGTGTAGGGCGGTCCCGGTTCGGGTGTGCCGCCGAGCATGTTGTGCGGGAAGTCGCGGCGCCAGCACTGCCCGGCCAGCTCGTCCATCCGTGCCGGCGACCAGTACTCC